GTCCAGCATGTAGTTGGCCTGTGCAAGGACGAGCCACTCCTTGTCGTTGAATTCGACGCCGTGTGGATCGTAGATGCGCGTGACGCTCCCTTCCCCGGTACGCGGCGACCACTCCTTTTGCTGCCGCTTTCGTATGCGGGAGACGACGGACGTGGCGACGTGATGGACGGAGCGTGGGACGCGGTAAGACTGCGAGAGCACCTCGGATGCACCGGGGAGCATGACAAACTTGTCAACGTCCGCGCCGCTCCAGCGGTAGATCCCCTGGTCGTCGTCGCCTGCCACGAACATCTGGTCGCTCCGCCCCCCTAAATGCTCTGCCACCTTCCATTGAAGGGGCGTCAGATCCTGTGCCTCGTCCAGAAAGACAGCCTTGAGATACGGGATGTAGCCTGGGTTTGCCGCCAAGTCCAGCATCATGTCGGTAAAGTCCTTGAGTCCGTTGAGTTTCTTGAACCTGCCATATTCGTCGAACAGGTGTTCGAACTCGTAGAAAGGAATGTCGAGGTCTGCGAGGTTGTAGGAGTGCCGTGGTCCCTGGAGCATGTTCCGCGCAAGGTCGATGCAGCGCATGACCGGATGGTTAGATCTCATCACGGCGAAGCCTTCTTCTTCAACACGCTCATGGCCTGCCGCCGTGAGATCGACGCCGACTTTATGGGAGAACATCTTGAGGTGCTTGTCAGTGAGGACCGCTGCGCTGTTCATTCCAAGGAGGAGAAAGGCGAGGCTGTGCAGGGTGCGGAAGTAAACGAAGTCTTCCTCTGCATCGAGGTTGAAACGTGCGACGGCACGGTCTCTTGCCTCGTGTGCCGCCTTCCTTGTAAAACTGAAATAGCCGATGTTGGTGGGCGACATGCCACCGGCTAGCAACTCGTCTACTTTATTAAGTAGCGTGGTCGTCTTTCCGGTGCCGGGCGGACCAAAATATCTAAACATTTCCGCGCCTTAGATGGACATCGAGTTCGTAGCCCAGCGCGTCGAGGATCTTCTCGATCTTCTGGACCGAGAGCTGATGTGGCGTTTCGACATTCTCGTATTCGCACAGGGTGCGCTGCGGCATTCTTGCGATTATCGCGAGCTTTTTCTGACTGAAGCCGCGCTCCTTGCGAAGTTCGCGAAGCAGTTGGGGCCAGTTGGTTATCAAAACGGAACGTCCTCCTCGTCAAAGCGCGTGCCAAACTCCTCGTCAATCTGGGCGAAGGCCGGGATCGACCAGCAGCGCACGGTGCGGCCTTTTATACGGAACTGCTCGGCGTGTCCTCCGATGTCTCTCAGGCGCTGGGCGATCTTGTTGGAACGGTAGTCGAAGAACTTGTTGCGTTTCAGGTAGGCCTCGAAATCCTTGAGACGGAAATAGGTGCGGCCATCGTCCTCGTTGGTCCATGGGCGGCGGAGCAGGATCTCTTCCCTGTCGAGCGCGGCCTGCATGTGCGTGGTGAACTCTTCCAGGAGGTCGTAGAACTGCCCTCGGAGGCTCGTATCCTCCGGGGTCGAGATGATCGCACCCTCGGTCTGGAGCATCTGCGAGAGGAGGAGGTTGATCTGGGCTTCCCATGCAGCGCGGGTAACCGTCCTCGGCATGAAGTTGATCTGGTCCATGCACAGCATCTGGAAGCGAGGCTGGCGTTGCAAGCCCTCGGTATCGAGTTCGACCGGACTTCCATTGACATCCAAAAACCAGAGCGGCGGCTCACTGTCCATCTTGCGTAGATTGGCGATGGCTGGCGTGTTGGCCCCTCCACCGACGCCGTGCTTGCGTGAGCGGCAGAGGTCCTTGTTGCAGAAATTGATGACAGGCTGGTCGGAGCATTTGTACTGGTAGTCCTTTTTCTTGATCTGTTCGGCGACGAGGTTGACCTCTTTGAGATCCAGAGGCGGTTGCATGATCTTCTGGTTGACTTCGAGGATGCGCGTCTCCCAGTCGTCGGGATGGGCCTTCCTCAAATAGACGCCAAGATTAAAGAGACCGTTATTTCGTGTGCCCTCGGGGAAGCCCTGCCGTAGCAGCGCCTGCAAACAGGGAGGACCATCGGGCAGCTTCTCGTCCACCTGTGCGACGGGCTGGGATAGCAGCGCGTCGAGGTCGTCCTCGCTGATAGCGGCAGCTTCGGCCATGTCGAGGAACTCTTCCAGCGTGGCTGCGGTGCCGTCTAGTTTGACGGCGTAGCGCAGGCCACCCTCCGCATCAAAGTAGGGGAGGTTGAGGAAGTTGCCGGTATCGCCGCGCTCTACGAGTAACTTGATTTGTTTTGGAAAGATCTCGGTGCTGGCGGCGCAGCCCAGTTCACTGGCGAGTTCCTTGAGCTTGTGCTGGAGCTTTTCGGCATCCACGGCTTCGGTGAGAAACATGAAGAGGTGTCCGCCGCCCGATTTGCTGCGGCAGACGACCAAGGGAAACTGAAGCTTGTCGACGCGCTGGACAATTTCCTGATGGTCGAGAGGGTACGTGTCGATGTCGATCGCGCCCCAGAGGCAGACGTTCTCTTCGTTGATCGGCACGACGCCGATGCTCACGTCACCCTTCAGGTGGGCCTTGAAAACGGCCTTGGTCCGTGGTTCGCGGACGATTTTGTATATGCCCTGCTGCTTTCCGTTGGCGTCTTTTTTGGTGAGATCGACGGCACCATAGGCGCGGTCGAGGCCACGGAAAACGCGAGCAAATCTGTCTGTGGAATCCATAACGGAAAAGGGGGAGGATCTCTCCTCCCCCCGTTATCCCTAGAACGGCACGTCGTCTTCGGAGAGGCTATCCCCTTCCTGAACATGCTTGACTTTTACCTGTCCAGCCATGATCGACTGGGCAAAGTGCTTGGCCTCGGCGTAGAGGTTCGGGTCCTCGATCTGAGAATCCTTCGAGATCTGCCAGCCATGCCAGCTACCGTTCTTGTTTTCCTCGCCAACGGACTCAAGATGCCAGATGTGGCTCCACCTCGCCGGAGTGAACAGGTTACCATTAGCATCCTTCATCTTCAAAGTCTTGATGGCGCTGTTCCACTGCTTGGACTTTTTGAGTTGCGTGGCCTTCATGGGCAGCAGCGCCTGCTGCGTCATGCCGTCCGCATCAACAATAAGGACATAGTGCTGTGCAGTGCGTTCGAGATAACGACCACCTCCATCAACGACGTAGTCCTTGTTGTCGTCGCCGCGCTCGGTTTTGGGAAGGGCGTCTCCCGCCGAATAGATGGCATAAGGTGCGCCGGTCCCAACCCCGCGAGGCTCCCACTCGATGTGCTGAAGAGTGTAAGCGCAGTTAACCACGCGAACGCCGTCGCTGCCTTTCACGACTTCCTTGGTGACCGTGTTAAAAAGGTCGCCCGCCCTGGCGTTTTCGATGTCATCCAGTTCGGGTGACATCTTTTGGAAGAGCTTGAGGAAAGGGATTGCGAGGTCGTCGGGACCCAGATCATCCACTCCGATGCCCGCGTCCTNTGCGAACANGTCCGTTTTCATCACGGCAACCTTCTTGCCGTTGCCGTTCTTTTTCGCCACCGCTTTTGACATTATTTAATCCTCCTCTTGATTGTCGCTCGTGTTGAAATGAAGGCTCCAAAAAGATCGAGGGGCACCGCGTCACCAGTTTCCACCCGTTCCCTGAGCCACGCTTTCAGGGTCATCGGCTCGACCTTTTCCAACTGGCTGGGAACGAATCCTTTTGAACCGCAGAGGCTTACAAACTCCTTTGCGGTATCGTCTTCCCCCCGGCCAAACGTCACCGTGACGTTGTTTTTGACAAGGTCACCGAAGTCGTGATCCCGCAACCACTTGAACGCCTCTTCCTTCCTGTCTTTTGGAATAGAAGCCGCGTAGATGGGGCTGATCGAAATTTCGGAACCATCTGTCAGGGTGAATTTTTGAAGCCCCATTTCCTCCAGAGCTTCGGGAAGGCGTTGGTCGGTGATTTCGTAAAGGGCTTTTTTATGCACCTTTAACGCTTGCTCGGTGTCGAAGATTTTTTCTTCAAGAGCAGCGGCTTCGTTGGCAAGCCGCGCAACACCGTCCAGTTCGCCCTCCTTGAGATGGTTGATCTTGTCGGCGACTACTCCGGAATCCGAAGCCATTTCTGCCAGTAAGTCATTCATAATTAACACCTTTTCCTGTTTCATTCATCGGTGGTTGACACGACCACCGCCAACGTATATATGTGAAGAACTAGGCGATTGCAAGAGAAATCTTAATGGAGTTTCAGTTTTTTACAGAGCCGTATGCGCATCAGCGCGAGGCGTTCTTGGCAAGTTGCCAAAGCGCAGTGTACGCGCTTCTGATGGACATGGGCACCGGCAAAACGAAAGTCGTCATCGACACGATGGCTTTTAACTTCGAGGAGGGCCGGATCAATTTTATTCTAGTGTCCGCTCCCAAAGGTGTCATTGCAAACTGGATCGCCGAGATCGACAAGCATCTCCCGGAGCGCATCCCCAGAAAAATAGTCCTGTGGAAGCCCAACCTCACAAAGGCAAAGCGGAAGGAGTTGATGGAGCTTTACGAGGACCCCGATGGGCTCAAGATATTGCTGATGAACGTCGAGGCGTTCTCGACCAAGAAGGGCGTCGATGTCGCGGAGTTTTTCGTCAAGAAATTCAAGACTCTAATGATTGTAGACGAGTCCACCACTATAAAGAACAGAAAGGCCAAGCGCACCAAGGCGATCTGTGCCGTGGGCCGTGGGGCGGTAATGCGGCGCATTCTGACGGGATCCCCCGTCACGAAAAGCCCCATGGATTTGTACAGCCAGATGGGATTCCTGGACCCCGGCATTCTCGGCTTTCGAAGCTACTATGCTTTTCAAGGGAGGTATGCCATTGTCCAGCGCCGTACCCTGGGAAGCCATTCTTTTAACCACGTCGTCGGTTTCCGCAGGCTGGACGAATTGACTGAAAAGCTTCAGGNCCACTCTTACCGCGTCCGCAAGGAGGACTGTCTGGATTTGCCGGACAAGGTCTACATGTCGCGGAGTGTCGAGTTGACGAAGGAGCAGTCGGACGCCTACGTGCAGATGAAGCATCTGGCACTGGCGAGGCTCGACAACGGGGAAATGGCGACGACCAAGAACGTACTGACGCAGATCATGCGTCTGCAACAGATCTGTCTGGGGCACCTGACCGACGACGATGGCGTCGTCAACGAGTTGCCTTCGAACAGGTTGTCGAGCCTCCTCGACATTTGTGACGAGGTACAGGGCAAGGCGATCATATGGGCGACATGGACGCGCGACATCCGCTCGATTGCCGAGGCCCTGCGCGACCGCTTTAGCGTACCAGCGGTCGCAACGCTCCACGGGGAAACCCCTGATTCCGAGCGCCAGGAGATCGTGGAAACCTTCCAGGATCGGCAATCGGAATTACGTTTCCTCGTGGGGCACCCAAAAACCGGGGGGTTTGGCCTGACCCTTACGGCAGCCAACACCGTGATCTACTATTCCAACAGCTATGACCTTGAGTTGCGGGTCCAGAGCGAGGACCGCGCCCACCGGATAGGCCAAGAGAACAAGGTCACCTACGTGGACCTGCTGTCTCCGGATACGATAGACGAGAAGATTGTCGGGGCGCTCCGGTCCAAGATCCGGATTGCTGATCAGATTCTGGGCGAGGACGTAAGGAAGTGGCTAGACTAGATCGCTCCACGTCTTGCCGTCGAAGATCCGTGCAGAATTGCGGTTGTCACCATCAATGACGTAACTGCAATGGACCCAGCCGCTCGACGGGTCACCCTCCTTGTAGAACTCAAGGATCAACTGATCGAATTTGCAGTTCTCCTGGACCCAGAGGGCGACCTCCCTGTTGGAGATCGACGGCACTTCAAAATCGACGGCCTCTCCGGTGGTGTGCTGAGACCGGTCGGAGGAGCCTATGGCGCGGTTTAACTCCAGACAGCGGAAGCCGGAGTTGGGGATGAACGGAATGCCGTACTGCTCCCGGACGGGTTCGAGGATCGTCTCGCAAACCATGATCAGGTTTTCGACCGCCTCGTCGTCGGGTTCGTTGGCAATGCCGCGTCGTTCCGCCGTCGAGGATTTCGTCAGCTCCTGAAGCGAGAAGTGGTCAGAGAGTTTCATCCTACGAGCTGCCGGGGCTTACATGGGAGGGAGACGATGCCGCCTTTGTCGAAGCCCTGTGGGGTGAACAAGCGGTCATGCGGCCAAAG